CAAACAGGTGGAGCATTGGGTGACCTTTATGGTTATTCAGTAACTTTAACTGGATTAGAACAATTACCAGCATCATTCTTATCAGGTTCTACAACAACTAACGCATTGGGTGGTTTAACTGCAAACTACACAGTAGTTTATGGTTCAGCTGTTTAATCAGTATATCATTAAAGATACTAAACCCTTACAGAGATGTAGGGGTTTTTTTATTTAACTATTTCCACCAAAAGGTATGTTATTATAAGATACACACAAGCAAATTAATAGATAATGCTAGCATATTACATATCACAATCTAACGAATATACATTTAGAACACAACCTACTAGCTCTAATGAGTTTAGTATGAGTTTGCAAGATATGTATACTTTGGAAAACTTACGAATGACTATGAGTGGCATTACTTATGAACCATATGAATCTTATATAGGATTTACAGGAAGTATAAGTGCATCAATAGCAGGAGGTGAATATCGTGCAACACTTTATAATACAGGCGATTCGAATCCAATATGGTATGGTTCTATTCAAGTATATAAATCATCATCTGCAGAAAAATCAGAATACGAAAACCAAATACCGCCAGTAATATCACATGCTAGCGAAAACAGATACATAATATTGGATTAATATGAAACAACAACAAAAATTTTCTATCGTTAATGTAAATAATAATCAGTTGCCAATGATAACTGAGGATACAAAAACTCGTTATAATTGGATACCATTTGGTGTCTATGGACATGACGACTTCTTTGATGCAGTTAACACAACATATAATATCAGTACAACTAATTCTGCATGTATAGAAGGTATTGCTGATTTAATTTATGGTAAAGGTGTATATTCAAAGAATGAAGCATTTAATCAGATATTACAAAAGGTAGTTCCACAAGAAGAAACTAAAAGAGTTGCATTTGACTTAAAGTTATTTGGTAATGCTGCATATCAAGTTTATTGGAATGATGAACATACTAAGATAATTAAGATGTATCACATACCAGTTCAAACTCTTAGAGCAGAAAAGATTGGTAATAATACAAGAATACAAAATTATTATTATTGTATTGATTGGAATGACCAAAGAAAGATTAAAGATAAAAAATCTATTCCTGCATTTGGAACTTCTAATGAGAAGATGGAAATACTTTACATTAAGAACTATCAGCCAGGTTTATATTACTATTCTCTACCTGATTGGGTTGCAGCAATGCAATTTGCAGTTAGTGAAGGAGAGATATCTAATTTGCATTTAAACAACATTACAAACGGTTTCTTACCAGCAGTAATGTTAAACTTTAATAATGGTGTACCTGCTCCTGAAGAAAGAGAAACAATAGAAGATTTAGTACAAGCTAAATTCACAGGCACAGATAACGCAGGTAGATTTATGTTATCATTTAATGATGACCCTGCAACAAAACCTACTTTGGATATAATCGACATACCAAACTTACATGAGAAGTATGACTATGTTGCAGAATACACTCAGGACCGCATTTTAGTTGCGCACAGGGTCACATCTCCACTCTTGTTTGGTATTCGTACTAAGAACAATGGTTTCTCCTCACAATCGGAAGAAATGATGACTGCATTTTCTATCATGCAAACAATGACAATTAGTCCATTCCAAAACTTAATTTTAAATAGTTTAGATGCAGCATTGGTACAAGGTGGATATGATGAAATGGAATTATACTTTGAACAATTAACTCCATTAGTAATTCTTTCAAAGCAAGCAGAAGAAACTGGTAAGTCTATTGGACAAGTTGAAGATGAAACTAATAAACAATTAGAAAATCCTGCAATACAGGAAGACCCAACTGACCAACAATATCAAGATGGTGAGTTTGAATCAATACCTAAGCAAAGTTTTTCTATGTTAGAAGTAAATAATAAAGAATACGAAATATATAAAAAATAAACTATGTCATACGCATTATTCATAAACAGAAACGATATTATAAAGAACTCTCCGTTGCAAGGTGCAATTGATGCAGATGCTTTATTGCCGTTTGTTAGAACTGCACAAGATAAATACTTAAAGAATTTATTGGGAACTGTCTTATTCGATTATTTACAGGCACAAATTGTTGCAAACACAGTATCATCATTATCAGTTTATTATCAAGACCTTTTAGATGACCACATTAAGTATACTTTATTATGGTATGCATGTGTTGAATATATTCCTTTTAGTTCTGTTCAATTTAAATCAAATGGTGCAGTTAAACAACAAAGTGAACAAGGTATAGCCCCAGCTAAATCTGAAATTGATTATTTGAAACAACAATCACAGAATAACGCTGACTATTACGCATTGAGATTACAGAATTACTTAATTGCATATTCTAACAACATACCTCAATACTTACAATCAGTAGGTAATCAAACTCAAATCTATCCTGACCAAAGTAATCAATATTTTGGTGGAATACAATTATAATAACTATGGCAACACCAATTGTTCATAATACTGGAACTAACTTTACTCTTTACTATAATGTTTTAAATTATTTTAAAACAATTATGACCAATCACCCATCAATTGAAGCGGTGACACAAGGTGATATAAGTAGTATTGATGTAGACCAGTTTCCTAATTATCCATTAGGTAATATTCTTATTACAGATACTTCATTTGGAACATCGGTAACAACTTATCAAATACAATTAACAGTTGCTGATAAGATTAAGAATAAAAATAACGAAAGTAACGAAAGAACAAACGGCCAAATAATTAATCAAATATTAGGAGTTAATGATGTTGTAGATATTCATGCAAATACTTTAGCAATATTAAATGATTTAACTTCATATACGCAAAGAGGAGTTGCCGGTTTTGAGATAAACGGAGACATAAATTGTAAAGCATTTTCAGACGAATTTAATAATGGACTCGCCGGATGGGTTGCAACCTTTGAGTTAACTACCCACAATGATAAAAATCGTTGTCTTTTTTTTTTAATTAAACCTGAAGAAGCAACCACATATATAATTGAAAAATGTAATACTGCGGAAAGATATACTGCAATTTTAAATCAAAATACATTTCCAATTGGAAAAACATTTACATCAGTTATTAATCCCGCAGGTTCAACAACTTATAGCAATTTAGTATGTTATACTGTTATAGCATCTACTAATGATACGAATATAGATTTTGTTAATTTACCTGTGTTACCACCAGGTGTATTAGAAAATTGTTTAGAGTGTCAGCAATGGATAACACCTGGAAAAGTATGGTCAACCATACCAGGTAATTGGGATGAACAATATCAAACATGGGCAACTATATAAAAATAAAATATTATGGGTAATTTAAGTAATCTTTACATATCACGCAGTTTCCAATCGTTAATACATTTGGGAAGTGATAATGTTGTTACAAGTAGTTTAACTTTATTACAAGATGGATTAGGTAATTCAATCGGTGTAGCAGTAAACAATACAGGAGATTTATTTCTTTCTGGAAGTTTAACTGCATCTTTACAGCAAGGATATGTGTGGGTGGGTAATGCAAGTGGAAAATCTACAACAGTTTCTACTTCTTCATTTGGAGGAGGTGGTACAATCAATACAGGTAGTTTAGTAACAACTGCATCATTCAATGCTTATACTCAATCTACAAATGGTAGATTAACAAATATAGAATCGACTACTGCAAGTCTTTTAGTTGAAACACAAAACTTAGAATTATTTAGTGCATCTGCATTAGTATCAATCTCTAATTTAAACTCAGCTACATCATCTTATGTAACAGAAACGGAGAGTGGTTCATTCTTATTGACTGCATCATTTGACAATGGTACTCGTAACTTAACATTTACAAAGGGAAATAATACAACCTTTGCAGTAAACATTCCTGATGTGAGTGGTAGTTCATTTAACACTGCAAGTTTTACAACAACTGCATCATTTAATGCATATACCGCATCTACGGACTCATCTATATCACAATTGAATGCAAGTTCTGCATCACAACAAGTTAGTATCAATGCATTAAACGTATATACTGCATCACAATCAACTGCAAGTATAGTAAGTTCTATATCTCAATTAAATCAGGCTACTGCTTCATTACAATCAGCAACTGCAAGTTTATTTACTTCTGCAAGTAATGCATTAGTAACTGCAAGTATTAGTGGACAATTATTATCATTTACAAAAGGAAATAATACACAATTTACTTTAACAATTCCAACAGGTAGTGGTGTTTATGTGACAGGTTCGTATGGTGCATTCCAAGATAGTACAACTCAATCAGGTAGTGCAAACACCGCATATAATTTTAAATTTAATACAACGGATGTTTCTGATGGTGTAATACTTTCAGGTAGCACTGGATTAAAAGTAGGTGCATATGGTGTATATAATTTACAATGGAGTGGGCAGGCAGTTCAAGGTTCAGGTGCAGCAATAGTTTCAGTTTGGGTAAATGTAAATGGTATTCAAGTATCAGGTAGTAGAGGTGATGTAACATTACCATCTAATACTAAATTATTGCCTGCATGGACTTATTTATTAACTCTTAATCAAAATGATGTTGTTGAATTAGAGTGGGCTTCAGATAGTAACAACACAACTTGGCAATATTTACCAATTGGTTCAACACCAACAACACCTGCAGCTGCATCAATAATAGCAAGTTTAAACAGAGTAGATGTTGGTGGAGGAAGCAATTCAGTTTCAAATGCAACATTCAATGTATATACTGCATCTATAAATTCTGCAACTTCATCTTTATTTACTTCTGCAAGTTTAGCATTGACTACTGCAAGTGTAAGTGGACAAACGATGACATTTACAAAAGGTAATGGTACTACATTTAATGTAACCCTTCCAACTGGAAGTGGTATTAATACTGCAAGTTTTGCAACAACAGGCTCAAACTTATTTATTGGTAATCAAACTATCACAGGTAGTGTTTCTATACAAGGTAATACAACATTCACATTATCAAATGGTGATGCATCGAATGTAAGAATAGGTAGCAGTGCAATGGCAAACGCCATAACTAATGGTAATGCAATCTCCGTTGCAATTGGTAACTCTGCAATGCAAAACTCAAGTGGTTCATCACAGAATGTGGCAATTGGTAATCGTGCATTGTTTATAACTACTGGGTCATTTAACATAGCTATTGGTAGTGAGACATTGGTTGAAAACACAACAGGAGAAAGTAATGTTGCAATGGGTCTTAATGCGTTAAATCTAAATACACGAGGTTCTAACAACTTTGCATTGGGTGCCAATTCATTACAAAGAAACACAACTGGTAACAATAATATTGCAGTAGGTGCCGATTCAGGTCAAAATGCAAGTGGAAGCACTAATATATTTATTGGTAATCAATCTGGTAAATTTATTACTGGTAGTTCAAATACTATTATCGGTGGATTTACAAGTACGGCTGGTACGATATTAAATAATAATATTATACTTGCCGATGGTTCTGGCAATGTAAAAGCACAATATAGTGGAAGTGCATGGTCATTGCAAGATGGTATTAAATTAAATAAAGGAACTAATAAGACTTGTGATATTGTAAGTGTAAATGGTAGTGTAACTGTAACTAATTCATTAGTAACAACAGATTCAATTATATTAGTAACTACTCAAAATGGTGTAGTTGGTGCCGATGAATATCCTGCGGTTGTAAATGCAAAAGGAACTGGAACATTTGATATAGCACATAGTTACGGTGGAACTTTATCAGTTGCATACTTAATTATAAATCCAACTGCATAATGGCAACCCTAAATGATGTAACCAAAAAAGCTAGAACACTTGCAGATACCATTTCTAAAAGAGTTGCATCAAAAGCACCTGTTAAGACCGGTAATCTAAAAAGAAGATTAATAGCTGCGAATACTATCGATACTATGTTAGAAGTAACTAGTGTAGATAGTAGGACTCAAATGATTAAAGGTGTAGAGATTTCATATAACTATGCACCTGATGGAGCAGAGTATGGTAGATATTGGAATGACCCGTCAACTGATAAATCAACAACAAGGAATAGGCCTGAATTTAATTTTGTTGATAAAGCTTTAAATGACCCAAAGATTAATTCTAAAATAGATGAGTTGCTTGATATATTAGGTGATACAACATTAGCACAGATTGATAAGGAATTATCTTTGATGGAATCCGAATATTAGCATTCAATACTTTTAGTATTTTAATGGTTATGTAATAAACAAACTATAATGGCATTATCATTATTACAGACTCCTGCTTTAGTATCATTAGCACAATCTCCGATAATATTTTCGGTTAGTGAATCTACACCTGTTTATACATCTTCATCATTTCAATATATTGGTGAATTATATTATTGGACAGGGTCAACTACTAATTCATCGTCAACATCAGACTATACAATTACAAAATATCCTAACACTGCAAATGTTGGTATTTTTGACTTAAATAGAATTATCAATTCTACTCTTACTGATTATGCACAAGCAAACACATCAAATGTAGTTTATTATGCAGTTGATTT